ATTCATGAGCGAGCACCATGACTCCCAGGTGTGGCCGCGGGGATCGTAAGTAACCATTATGGGTTGCCTGTGCTGCGCATGTCGCCCACGTCTGCTGAGAGCAGGTTCAGGCCGCACTCGTAGTTGCCGTTCACCACGTTGCTCTCAAAGCGCAGGCGCATCTCTCGGCGCTGCTCGCGCAGGTCAATCTTGAGCGTTGTCGGCGAGAACACGTAAGCCTCGCTCACCTGATCCACGTCCGATGCGTAGCCCTTGCCCGTGACGTACATGTTCATGTCACCAGACTGCACAAAATCGGGCTCAACACGCTCAAGCCTGATGTAGTTGTTCATGCCCACGGCATCGTTCTGGTTCGGGCCACCGTTAACCCAACCAATGCTATCTGTCTCAAAGTAACTCTGGATTGCGCTCTGTTGGCTCAGGTTTACAAGGTTCGTGCCCGTCTCGTGTTGCCAGAGCGTGTAAGTATTTGAGGCGTTTGTCTCGGTGCCTGCCCAGATTGGGCGACGGAACACCTCAGAGAACGTGCCTGCCGCGCGACGAGCGCCTAGAGCCTCGCCCGCGTCGTACCAGATCTTGTCGCGCACGTTATAGATGATTGCGTCCGTGCACTCCGTGGCATCACCCTTGGGGTAAAACCACCAGATCTCACCCCAACGGGGTATCTTCGTTGCCCAGACTTTCTGACGTTGCGCGTAGTTGACGTTGTCAAAGAAGTAGTTGATGTTCGTGTTGTTAGCAACCTCGCTCACAACGCCGTTGTACATCAAGAAGCGATCTACGCCGCACCAGAAGAACAGACCATCGTACTCAATCACGCTTGATGACGACAGGATTGAGCTCTGGCTCGTCACGATGTCGTAGCGCCAGTAGATCGTGCTCGCGCCCACAGTTGTAGGCGCGTAGCTCACGCGAATAAGCGAGTCGAGCGACCAGAACAGGCCAGAGGGCGCAGTCGTGCCGCCCCTGACGGGCAAGCCCTTGACGATTTTCCCCGCAGAGACGGTGTTCTCGTTTGAGTCAGCCGAGACCCAGTCTTGGAAGTTACCAGCCGAGCAGTTCTTGATTAACCCGTTGTTGCCGTACACAAAGAGGTACGGGTGCAGCATGACGCAGCCACCGCTCACGCTAATGTTGTTATTAAACGTCAACGTCAGAGCGCCCGCAGTAGCGACCGTGTTTGAGAGCGTCACAGTCGTAGTGCTTGAGCCTATAAGCACTATGCTTACTGTTGTGTTTGCGGGAACACCCGTGCCTGTTACCGTCTGACCAACCGCAATGAGCGCGTTGACTGAGGCGATCGTAAACACGCTAGGCGGGCCGATCACCATCGTGCCAGCAGCCGTGAAGACGCCGACCTGACTCATCGCGCCTGTTGGGAAGTTACCGATCAATACTGGCGTGTTGAGCGTGTTGTCAATGTGCGCAAGATTAAGACCCGGATGCGCAATCAGCGTCTGATTGCCTGAGCCGCCAGAGTCAAAACCAATATCAAATTGCCAGAGATTATTTGCGTCGGCAGTAAAACTTGAAGCGACAGTGGCAACGGTAACGGAAAATCCAGTACCAGTGCCGCCAATGCTTGCCGCAGGAGCGCTTAGTACATCACCAGACAGGTAGCCAATACCACCAGACACCAAAGTCACCACGGTAACGATAGCGCCAGCAACCGTAATATTTGCAATAGCACCAGAGCCTGACCCTCCAGTTAGTGAAACCCCAGAATAAGTACCGTTTGTGTATGCACTACCACCCACCAAAGTAGATATTGTTAAGATAGCCCCAGAGAATTGGATGTTGGTCGGTCCTGACCCAACGCCGTCATCGTCATCCGTGACCCACTCCTGTAGACCGCCACTCCAGCCTGAGTAGACATAGTTCAGACCATCCTCTGAGCTCATGATCATGCCGCGACTAATGCCTGAGGCGTTCTGAAAAATCCCTCGGTAGCCGCCTACCTTACGAGGGCGACCGCGCTGAAAGCGCACCCACTTTCCGTCTACATAGACAGGCGCATCAAACTGCGTGCCATCGCGCTGGATGCCCGGCTTGATGTTGAGCGAGATAACTTTTGCTGTCAAAACGCGCCTCCCGAAACACCTGCGGGTACAAACAACCCAGACGTGGTGAGCGTGAGTGCGTTTGCGCCGTTCAGAGCAAATCCCACTTGATTTGTTGCAGGTTGGTACAGACCCGTGTTTGTGTTGCCTGTAAAGTTCAACGAGGGCGCAGCAGCCGAGCCTGAGTTAATCGTGAGCGTCGTGACCGTGCCGCCCGAGGCGCTTGATGAGTTGTAGACGTTTGTGCCATCGCAGACGACAGTCAGTGTTTGACCCTGCGCAACCGTTACCGTTGCCGCGCTGACGGCTGAGGTCTTGAACGTGAGCGAGAACGAGCCAGTCGTCTGGTTGTTCAGGTAATAAATCTGAACGGTCGAGGGCAGCACGACAATCTGGTTTGAAAGCAAAACCCCTGAGTATCCCTGCACGACGTTGGCGTACTCAACCGCCGTGAGGGTCGTGGTGCCACCCGTGACGACCTTGGCCAACTGGGTATAAGCAAACGTGTTTGAGCGCCCATACGCAAATGTGGCGTACCCGTCAACGCCGTTTGAGACGATGACCAATGACTCAGTCAATTGAAGCTGCTGCGTAGCTGCTGTGTCAATCGTGTCTGTGCCGCTTGGGGTAAGCGTCAGGATGCCTGTGCCGCCGTTGCGCACCATGACAAACCAACCGTTACCGACGGTTGCGGCTGTGGGCAGCGTGATCGTGCCCACGCCGCCTGACCAGACCAAGAACTGAGCACGGTACGTTGTGTTTAACGTAACGCTTGAGAAGACCGAGCTCTCGGCATATTGCTGGTTAAGCGTCGTGCTAATTGCGGTCAGACCGTAGCCTGCCAAAGCCGCAGCGTTTGCCGACGAAGTACCCGCTCCAAACGTGACGGTAGACCAAGTGCCGTTGTTTGTTGTGTTATTAGTTAAGAAGATGTACTGAGCGATACCCGAGGCAATTGAGACAATTGTGTTGCCTGAGATATCCGTGACCGTGAAGGTGATTGCGCCAATGTTCTGAATCAGCACGCTCTGACCCGTGCTCACCTGCAGCGCAGAGGGCAGGTACAGCTTTAAGCTGCCCACGGTTGCGGTGACCTGAATGATTGCAGCAACAACATCTGTGCCTGTCGTGCCGTTGATGGGCCAGTCAAGCTCCGTGTCTGTTGAAATTGTCAGCGCTTCGTAGCCCACTTGCGACGGGCTGATGGTCTGTCCCGTAATTGGGTTTATGTATGCATTAGTCATAGTTACCTCTAAGAGTCCACAGCGATTGCTGAGCGGTCACCCACGCGGGTCACGTCCTCGACTTTAAGCGCCTGCATTGCCATGTCGTACTTCTGTTGGAATATCTGACGTGCGTCGTCTTTTAAGTAAATCACGGCCTGCAAGAGAGCGCCAAAGAGCATCGCGTTGGGAGCGTTGTTTGTGATCCAGTTCGTTTGATTCGTTGAAGATAGAGGTTGGAGGCGCTGATAAATCAACACCTCGAACTGATACGCCTGATCTGGGCTAGGCGACACAAACCAGTTGTCGTAGTTGTAATCCGCGTAGTACTGGGGCAAGCCGTTCGCGCTCTCGGCGCTGTAGTTGGTCAGGTACTCGTACTTGCGTAAGAAAACTGGCGCCTTCTCACCACCTGAGGTGACCGACATTGACACGGTCTTGCGCCAACGAGCGGGCTTTTGAATGATCGGATTGCCGATCGACATCACCCCTTGGGCGACTTCGATCTGTCCAAGCGTCTTGATCTGCTGAGCAATCTCAAACTCAGCTAGCGTGATAAATACAGGGATCTGAGAGACAACGGCGGCGTCATTACGCTCGAGGTACTGCTCGATCGTTGTGACTAAGTTGTCGTAAGTTAGAGCAAAGCTCGCGGTCATAGCGCCACCCACAAAAGTAATTTTGAGAGCGTTTTATCACAAAGCGCTTGAATTGACATTTTAGCCTTTATCCTGCTAATTTAAAACCACAATTTACCCGAGCATCGAGCTTGCCTTGACCTTGACGGCCGCCACACGATTAAGCCAGCCTGTGCCGTAGACGGTAAAAGAATCAAGACTACGGTAAAACGCCTCTTTCTCTTGGCTGAACTTCTCAATCAACACAACAGGGTCAGCCGCTTGAACAGCAGCCATTGTCATCGGTCCAAACCCACCGTCAGCGGGTACACCTACAGCAGTCTGTAGTAGCTTAATTGAGCGACCCGGACCGGCGTTTACACCCATGTCAAACACTAAGTAATCAATGCCAGAGGGCAACTCGTCAGCCCGCACAACGTCCCAGTACTTTTTCTTGTAAAGAGGTTCAACATCAGCAGGGGTGAGCTTACGCATATCGTCGTGGGTGACCTGATGCCCAACGTGTTGTTCCCAGTTGAACTGAGTCACGCCAAGCATGGTCGAGCCTTTGCGCCCGTCTGGTAGCTTGTTGCCGTTATCACGTTCGTCATCGGTGAAGCCGCCTTCCGATTTAAGCATCTGCTCAAACGCTAATTTCCAATTGCTAATCATTTACTCATCTCCGTCGATGCTAAGTTGATACGAGTCTTTGCTTGTGAAATGTCTTTGGGTGGTATCTTGAAACCCACCGCTATGTAGCCTACAAACTTGCCTTGTTCGGGCGGTACTGAGCCACGGCACATATACGTCACGCCGTGCTTAATAGCGTACTCACCGAGTTTTGAACTTGGCACAAACGTCTCACAATGCACCTCGCCTTGAAACATTGTGATAACTGCGCGGTTATGCTCAGGAGTACTGGTAAACAAAGCATTGATTGCGCCTTCGAGAGACTTTTCACGCCCCTGATTGCTCATTGCTAAGATGGTTGTGCGACTGTTTGACTGAAGATTGACTGAGTTAACCACCACCACATCTGCGCTTAGGTCGTAAATCAAAGACTTGGCAATAGCCTCAACCAACAACGGTTCTTTTAGCTCAGTTTTCTTGCTGCTGATTGCGCCAAGAATGACCTGCCGTGAATCCCAAGCAAAGTAGCCAGCAAACGCAACAAACGCAATTAACACCACCGAGATCAGTTTAAACGGGCTGTCCACCCACTTGATGAGATCAATGACCTTGTCGGTAAA